TAATCAACTTAATTTAGATTGGATTTTAATTAATGGGTCTGAAGAGGGTAATATTGATACACTGCGAGGGAAAATAAAACAGTTTGCTTCTTCGGTATCTTTACAAGGTGGAGTTAAGGTAGTTATATTAGATGAGGCCGACTATTTAAATCCTCAATCTACTCAACCAGCACTTCGTGGTTTTATAGAAGAATTTGCAAATAATTGTAGATTTATTCTTACTTGTAATTTTAAAAATAGGATTATTGAACCATTACATTCACGATGTGGTGTATATGAATTTAATACTTCTAAAAAAGATCTTGCTGGTCTTTGTGCTCTATTCTTAAAAAAGGCTCGAAAAATATTAGAAGATGAAGGTATCCATCATGATACAAAAGTGATAGCCGATATTATTATGAAATTCGCACCAGACTGGAGACGCATTTTAAATGAGTTACAAAGATATAGTTCTGGTGGTAGTATTATGGAAGTACCTATTAAATCTAATTCTTTTACAGAATTATTTACTCTTTTAAAAGAAAAAAATTTTAAAAATATGCGACAATGGGTAAGTAATAATATTGACACAGATGCTTCTGCAATATTTAGAGGAGTTTATGATAATGCTTTAGATAATTTAAAACCAGAATCTCTTCCACAATTAATTTTAATACTAGCAGATTATCAATATAAACATGCTTTTGTCGCCGATCATGAATTAAATGTGGTTGCTTGTCTTACAGAAATTATGGCAAATGTGGAGTTCAAATGACAAAAAAATACAAATATACTAGAAAAACTTATGATGTAAAAAGTAACTTTTGGTTTGATGGTGCTATCAGGGATTGCAACCTTAATCCTAAAGTTTTTACTAAAATTCAATGGTTAAAAGATTTTAAAAGAATACTTAAAACTGTTAGACCAGATATAAGTAAAAAGGGTAAATGGAAAATAAAAGCAAGTTATACTTGGTCCTGGCATATAAAACATGGTTACCTAGTGGAGATTTAAATGATACAAATTAATAATTGGGATAGAAAACTTTTAATAAGATATATCGAAAGATTATTAGAAGGTGATACATTGGCACATTTTGAAATAAAAAAGTGTTGGGAAATATTGGATAGACCAAATGATTAAATTATTTTAATGAGAACTTATCAATATAAAAATTATAACGAATATGTAGAAAAACAAATTTTCTATAATAAAAAGAAATTGCATTGGGATTTTAAAAATCGTAATTCAATATATTGGATAGTATCCAGAAATTTATATTCTAGTTATATTATATGTCATGGTACCAGAAGTGGAAAAGAACAACAATTTTTTAAAGAAGCTGCTGGGCCCACTTCCTATGTTATAGGTACAGAAATAAGTGAAACTGCTACACAATTTCCTATGACAGTTCAGCACGACTTCGCGATACCAAAAAAAGAATGGATTAATAAATTTGATATTTTATATAGTAATTCATTTGATCATAGTTATGATCCTAATAAAACTATGAATACTTGGCTTGATCAAATCAGTGATAATGGTAAAATATATATAGAATGGAGTGAAACTGAAAATGATAGTAATAGTGAAATGGATCCTTGTGCAGGTTCGTTAAAAGAATTTGAAATATTTTTAAGAGAATATAAATTAATATTTGGTAAATTTCTTACTGGTAAAAATAATATAAAATATATTTATGAAATAACAAAACCAAAGTTAGGAATTTAAATAATGAGTAAAACTAATTGGAATAAAAATGCATTGGACTATGGTGAAGGCCTCGGCCAATTAATTGACTATGATAGTAGTAATATTAATCTTGATGATTTTAAAATTGAAATTCCTAAATTATTTAAATGGGGAGAATTTAAATCTCATGCTGGTTTATCTCTTAAATGGAAAATAGAATGCGATGCACTTACTAAAGAAGATTGGGATTGTCTTGCTGGTATGATTATGGAATATGAAACTCGTTCATTTGGATCTGTAGAAGGCATACCTCGAGGTGGAGTGCCATTAGCTAATGCTTTAAAAAAATATATTACTAAAGGGCCACCAATGATTGTAGATGATATATACACTACTGGGAAAAGCTTTGATGATTATACATATGAACATTATCGTACAATGTCTTTTGATTATAATCCCAAATGGGTTGTATTTGCAAGAAATAAAATAAAAGATAGGTCTGGAGTACAGGCTTTATTTAGATTGCCAGGAAATTAAAAATGTTAATTGAAAATGAAATAAAATTAGATTATAAAGATGTTCTTTTAAAACCAAAAAGATCTACTTTAAAAAGTCGTAAAGAAGTTGATTTATTTAGAGGTATGGAATTTAGAAATGCTAGAGGACAAGATAGAAGATTTTATGGTATACCAATTATAGCATCTAATATGGACGGAGTGGGAACTTTTGCTATGGCAGATAAATTAAGAACACGTGGTATTATGACTTGTCTTGTTAAAACATATGGTGTAAAAGAATTAGTCGAATATTTTGATCCTGTAAAAAGTGAAATATCTCAACAACATTTAGATGCAATACAAAATTATACTATGATGTCTATTGGTGCAACTGAAGAAGATATGGAAAAATTTCATAAAGTTTATGAATTAACTGATGGAAAGGTTAAATATCTATGTATTGATGTGGCCAATGGATATACAGAATTTTTTGGTGATTTTATAAATCAAATAAGATTAAATCACCCAGAATTGATAATAGTAGCTGGTAATGTTGTAACTGGAGATATGACCTCGGAGTTAATTCTTAATGGTGCAGATATTATTAAATGTGGTATCGGGCCTGGTTCTGTTTGTACTACTCGTATACAAACTGGAGTCGGTTACCCGCAGCTCTCGGCCGTGGTGGAATGTGCCGACGCTGCTCATGGCCTTGGTGCTCATATTATTGCTGACGGAGGCTGTACGACGCCAGGTTGCGTCGCTAAAGCCTTGGGAGGAGGAGCGGACTTTGTTATGCTCGGAGGAATGCTTGCAGGGCATGACGAGGGCGGTGGAGAAATAATATCAACTGAACATATTACAAGTAAAGTTAGAAGTGAAAAAGTAGGTTCTCCTCTATTTGTAGCTGGATCAGAAGTTCATAGAGAAACAATTATAAAACAAAATGTTCATTTTTATGGTATGAGTTCTACTTTAGCAAATGAAAAACATTTTGGTGGTCTTAGAGATTATAGAGCATCGGAAGGAAAAGAAGTTAAAATTCCATATAGAGGCTCAATAGATTCGACAATACAAGACCTTTTAGGAAGTTTAAGATCAAGTTGTACTTATATTGGAGCAAAAAATATAAAATCTATTCCTAAATGCACAACATTTGTTAGGTGTAATGATACACATAATAGAATATATGAATAAATATGTTTACAAATCAATAAAAATATGGTATAATATATTATGACACCTTTCACATTTTTAAATGAAATCAATTATGGTAAAAAAGATATTATGATTGATGATATAACAGAAAAATTATACAATTCTTTTATGGTAAATAGAGGCTTATCTTATTTTAGAGATACAGTTATATATGCTAATGAAATGAATAAACACCATCATCTAGATAGCCGTCTACAGTTTGACTTTCTTATAAATATAATTAGGAAGAAAAAACGGTTTTCTAAATGGAATAAACCAGAAACCGTAGATGATTTGGATATTATAAAAGAGTATTATAGCTATAGCAACGAAAAAGCACGCTCCGCACATAAACTACTTTCACCAGATCAATTAAATGAAATAAGAAAGAAGGTTTATAAAGGTGGAAAATAATAATATAGTAGAGTGGACACCAGCTTCAATGCTTGAAGTTACGTTAAACGAACCTGATGATTTTTTAAAAGTTCGTGAAACCTTAACTCGTATGGGAGTAGCATCTAGAAAAGAAAAGAAATTATTTCAGTCATGTCATATATTACATAAACAAGGACGCTATTTTATTGTGCATTTTAAAGAATTATTTTTATTAGATGGTAAAAAATCTAATTTAGAAGAAAATGACATAGCTCGTAGAAATACTATAGCAACTCTTATAAGTGATTGGGGTTTAATTTCTATAGACAATAAAGAAAATATTAAACCACTAGCTCCTATGAGACAGATAAAAATTATACCTTTTAAAGAAAAAGAAGAATGGGAGCTTTGTCCGAAATATAATATAGGTAATAGTTAATGGCTGCAGCTTCTGTATATAGCTGGGTGTTATATGCTATGATAATGTTACACCCAGAAAATAATGTTTCTTGGAGAGTAACTGATCAATTAAAATTTAATTCTTTTATTGACTGTTCTAGATTTTATATTAAAAATACAAATTATATAATTAATGGTTTACGGGATCATATGATAGCTAATTTTGGTCCTGTAGAAAATGGTGAATATACATTAATGGAAATAGGATGCACATTTCATGATGGAGTAGATCCAGTAGTAACTCAAAGAATTCCTTTATCTACTCATGAAAATATTGAAAAATTTCTAGATGATCCGAAAAAAATTGACACTTAACCCTTTACATTTTCAAAAAAGTTATTATATATAATATATGGATGCCGAATGGTTCGGGTCCTAAAAAATTAACCTTGCTTAATAAGGAGGACAATATGACTAATTTAAGCACTTATATTCGTACAATGGATCCTTGGTTTATCGGATTTGATAGAATCTGGGATCAACTAGAACGAAACAACTCAACCTATACAACTACACCATCAAATTATCCACCTTACGATATTATTCGTAATGAGGAACAATATACTATTAATCTAGCCGTAGCAGGTTTTAGTGAAGATGATGTTAAAGTTGAACTCAAGGATAGCACATTAACAATACAAGGAGAATCTAAAAATTCAGAAAAACCTGATTATCTTCATAGAGGTATTGCATCACGTAAATTCCATAGGCAATTCACATTAGCTGAAACCGTGGAAGTAAAAGATGTTAAATTGGAAAACGGAGTACTTTCCGTACATCTAGAAAACATTATTCCAGATGAAAAGAAACCAAAAAAGTTTGCTATCAATAAGGGAGGAAGTCTTTTATTAGGTTAAGTCCTAAATATAAATAAAAGGACGGGGAAACTCGTCCTTTTTTAAATCCATTATAAGGAGCAAATTAATGGCTAAAGAAAACTTTGAAGACTGTTTACAAGCTATACTTCATCATGAAGGTGGTTATGTAAATCATCCAAAAGATCCTGGAGGTGAAACTAATTTAGGTGTCACTAAAAGAGTTTGGGTAGAATGGGGTGGCACTAAAGATATGAAAGATCTCACTGAAGAAGATGTCGCTCCAATTTATAAAAAAAATTATTGGGATAGAGTAAAAGGTGATCATTTACCATCAGGACTAGATTTTGCAGTATTTGATTGGGCTGTAAATTCTGGAACAGGTAGAGCTGCAAAGAAATTACAAAAAATGATTGGTACTGTTGCCGATGGTGGAATTGGTCCTAATACCTTAAAAACTTTAGATCAATATATAGAACACCACGGAGTAGAAAAATCCATAGAAGATTATAAAGATATTAGACAAGCTTTTTATGAATCATTATCTACATTTTCAACTTTTGGTAAAGGTTGGACTCGAAGAAATAATGAAACATGTGAAAAAGCTAAAAAAATGATATAAAACACTTTACATTTGTTTGAAATTGTGTTATAATATATTATGAAATCATTTTATACATCAGTAGTTCGTTATGGAAATTCTATGTTTTATCGTGGTTATGACGCCAACGGTAATAAAATTTTCAGAAAAGATCATTTTAAACCAACATTTTATATCTCCTCAAAAAAAGATGTAGGTTGGACAGGGTTCGATGGTAAAAACATCGGCCCTGTTTCTTTTGAAAATATGCGTGAATCTAAACATTGGCTTGAAAAATATAAAGACGTTGAAGGTATTAATGTTTATGGTAGTTCTAATTATCTTCATCAATATGTTACAGAAAAATTTCCTCGTGAAATAGAATTTGATAGAGATAGAATTAATGTTTCAACAATAGATATTGAAACAGAATATGAGGGTGGATTCCCTAATCCTTCAGAAGCAACTCAAAAAATATTAGCCATAACCTTAAAAAATAATATAGATGGTATCTATCACGTTTGGGGTTATGGTGATTATAATACAGAAACTGCTCTTATCAAACCAGTTAGATATTATCGCTGTAGAGATGAAGCCAGTTTATTAACTAAATTCCTAAATTTTTATTTTAAACAAGAAAATGTGCCAGATGTTATCACTGGTTGGAATGTTAGATTTTTTGATATTCCTTATTTAATAAATCGTACAGCACGTATTCTTGGTATGGATATGGTTAAAAAGTTTTCTCCTTGGGGTATGGTCGAGCATAAAACAATAAAAAGAATGATGAAAACCCAAGAAACTTTTGATATTCGTGGTGTTCAAATTTTGGATTATTTAGAATTATTTCAAAAATTTGGATATGCTTATGGCACACAAGAATCATATAAACTTAATAATATCGCCAATGTTGTTTTAGGAGAAAAGAAATTATCTTTTGAGGAGTCTGGTTCTCTTAAAAATTTATACAAGGATGATTTCCAAAAATATATTGACTATAATATGAAAGACGTTCAGTTAGTTGATAGACTAGAAGAAAAAATGGGATTAATTACTCTTGCTGTAACTATGGCTTATAAGGGTGGAGTTAATTATCAAGATGTATTTGGTACGGTTGGTATATGGGAATCTATTATATATCGTAAATTAATGAGTCAAAGAAAAGTAACACCAGCTCATTTTTCTCCAGCAACTAAAAGTTCCTTTGCTGGCGGTTATGTGAAAGATGTCTATGAAGGTATGCACGATTGGGTTGTATCTTTTGATTTAAATTCTCTATATCCAAATATTATTGTTCAATGGAATATGTCTCCAGAAACTATTGTGAGATTAAGTGATGTTCCATCTGGTGTAGATTATTATTTAAATTATTTTGATTCGGATTTAGATCCAATACACCCAATGTTAAGAGAAAAAGATTTAACAGTTGCTACTAATGGGTCAACTTATTCTAAAAAACAAGAGGGTGTTTTACCGACAATTATCATTGATTATTATAATGAACGTAAATCAGTAAAAAAGATGATGTTGGCGGCAGAACAACAATATGTGAAAACAAAAACTTATGATTTAGAAAAAGAAATAAATCAATTACATAATCAGCAGATGGCTATTAAAATTCTAATGAATTCACTTTATGGAGCAATGGGTAATCAATATTTTAAATATTTTGATATACAAGTTGCGGAGGCTGTAACACTTACTGGTCAAATGGTCATAAGATGGGCAGAACGAGCAATAAATAAATCAGTAAATGATTTGTTAAAAACTGATAATAAAGATTATGTGATAGCAATGGATACAGATTCTCTTTATGTTAACTTTGCTGATTTAATTAAAAAATTAAATCCAACTGATCCAGTAAAATTTCTTGATAAAATTTGTACAGAACACTTCGAACCAATACTAAATAAATCATATGAAAAATTATTTAAAAATTTAAATTGCCACAAACCTCGTATGGAGATGGCAAGAGAAGTTATTGCTGATAGAGGTATATGGACTGCTAAAAAGAGATATATTCTTAATGTTCATAATTCAGAAGGTGTACAATATGACGAGCCAAAACTTAAGATTATGGGTATTGAGGCTATAAAATCATCTACGCCAGAAGTAGTAAGAGATAAATTTAAAGAAATATTTAAAGTTTTAATCACGGGTACTGAAAAAGAAACACAGAATTTTATTCAGAAATTTAAACAAGAATTTTATTCATTACCAGCCGAACAAGTGGCATTTCCTAGATCAGTTACTAATATTACAGATTGGGCAGATAGAAAAACAATATATGGTAAAGGAAGTCCAATTCACGTTAGAGGTTCTCTACTATATAATAAGTATTTAAAAGAATTCAAATTAAATAAAAAATATGAATTAATTGAAAATGGTTCTAGATTAAAATTTTGTTATTTAAAAATGCCGAATAAAATAAAAGAAAATGTAGTAGCATTTCCAGATAAATTACCAGAAGAATTTGGACTAAATAGTTATATAGATTATGATACACAATTCCAAAAAACTTTTATAGACCCATTAAGCCTTATTTTAGATGCTATTAATTGGTCTGCTGAAGAAAGAGCTTCATTAGATGAATTTTTTGGATAATTACGGAACAGGATATAATATGAAATACAATTTTATTTTTGATGTAGATGGAACATTAACTCCAAGCCGACAAAGAATAGATTCTGAATTCGAATTATTTTTTAAAGATTTTATTGAAAAAAATAATGTGTGGTTAATAACCGGTTCAGATTATCCCAAAACAGTTGAACAAGTAGGCAAAGAAATATGTGAAAAAGTTAAAGCTGTACATAATTGTGCGGGTAATAATATATGGGAAAAAGGTAAAGAAATATATGAATTGGATTGGATTTTACCAAAAGATATTAAAACATGGTTAACTCTTATGCTAGAAAAAAGCGAATTCCCTTTTAGATCTGGTAGACATATAGAAGAAAGAACAGGCTTAGTAAATTTTAGTATTATAGGAAGAAATTGTACTCTAGGTGAAAGAAAAATGTATGTTAAGTATGATAAAGATACAAACGAAAGAAAAACTATAGCAAAAAATTTTAATAAAGAATTTGTAGATTTAGGTGTTGTTGCTCAAGTTGCTGGAGAAACTGGTTTGGATATTATCCCTATGGGTGCAGATAAAAGACAAATATTAAATTACGTTTCACCACCAATTATATTTTTTGGAGATAAAACTGAACCAGGTGGAAATGATTATCCTCTAGCTTTAGCATTAGAAAATAAAGATAATTGTAAAACAATACAAGTAAATAATTGGGAAGAAACTAAAAAAGAATTGGAGAAATTATGAGTAATTTTAAAGCAGTAGGCACATTTATGGAAACTTTTGGTCAGGAAATAAAAACTAAACCAGAATTTCCAGATGCCCAAACTACTAATCTACGATTAGAATTAATTTCAGAAGAATTAAATGAGTTATATGATGCTATGAAAGAAAAAGATATAGTAGGAGTAGCTGATGCTCTTACTGATATATTATACGTTACCTATGGTGCTGGTCATGCTTTTGGAGTAGATTTGGATAAATGCTTTGAAGAAGTACAAAGATCTAATATGTCTAAATTAAATGAAGAAGGTAAACCGGTTTATAGAGAAGATGGTAAAGTAATGAAAGGGAAAAATTATTCTCCGCCAGACTTAAAAAAGTGTT